CAACTACTGGTAATATCCCATATCTGAACATTATCTTTGTCTTCTGCTTTACGAATACCTCTACCTATGCTCTGAATAACTCTCACAAAAGATTTGCCAGGTTCAATAAGAACAAGATTGAATATCCGAGGAATATTAATTCCAACAGATGCCACCCCGTAGGTCGCAATAATAATTTTATTTGTTGCAGTAGACACTTCATCGTATTGTTCCTTCCTGTCGGCATTTTTAGTTGACCCAGATACGAAAACCGAATCTTTAATTTTTTCTTGCAGTATTTTTCCTGCTGAAATTCTATCAACTAGGATCAGGGCGTTTCCTGATGTTCCTATGTGTTCGATAGTTTTTGCGAGCCATTCCATTCTAGTAGAATCTGTTGTTAACCATTTTAATTCTTCTTGATACGTTTTAAATTCGGGATGGTCCTGTGTTTGTAACACATTCACATTACAATTTGCTAACACACCTTTTTCTTGTAGATCTTTTGCAGGTATTCTATGAGTAACGTCTCCCAGTGAAACTTTGATGCCCATGAATTCATATTCTGCTTTTGGCACTGTTCCTGTCAGTCCCCAACGTATGCCACAATGTGCAAATGCACCCGTCAATAATCTTTTTAGAACATCGGCCTTGGCCATGTGTACTTCGTCTATGATCACTGTGTTGATGCCCTCACAGAACTCTTTGAATTCGGTGCTGTGTTCGTTTTTTGCTTTCTTCTCAAGCACATTTAAACTCTGCCATGTTGCTATTGTGTTGTACCTTCCTACTTCTTTTCTATCACCGTAGTAGACACCTGTGTCTAAATTACAAGCAAGGAAGTCTTCTTCAGTTTGTGTGACCAGACTCTTGTTTGGAACTATTGTTATTGTACGTCCATAAGGTTCAACCAGTTTGCATAGTGATGCAGTAATAATTGTCTTACCTGCACCTGTGGCTATCTCCTGTATACTTTGTGGTGATTCAATAAATTTATTAATTGTTTCTACTTGATAATCTCTTAACTCTATGCTTTGTCCAGCACACGGATGATTGTCAGGCCATTGTGTATCTGATAGATAATTTTTGTCGATCGCAGTAAACTCAAAATTATGTTGTGTTCTACGATCCTCAAGTTCAACATAAACTCCTCCGTCCTCTAATATTGGAAGTATTTCGTCTACCATGCTGAGATACGTAGTACCACCCAGACCAAAGAAAGCAATCTTGCCGTCCCATCTACCTAATTTTACAGCAGGCAAATGGAATGCATAAGGTATTTGATACTTGAACTTGTTGTGTAGTCGTTGACGCCACTTCAAGTCTAAGTTTTCAAACTTAACATTTACTTCATCTTTGATTACCAATTTACATGAACTCATATCTTCATAATTTCCCTTACGCCGAATCTACCAGGCTCTTCACTAGTATAATACAACCTTTTGGGCAAATTATCAAGAAGTCTTTTCAAATTTCCACCACCGGACGAATAATAACCACCACCAACATCCATTAAAACTGCTTTTGGTTGGAACTTTGCTCTAATCTGTGTTCTTGTAATTCTATTTTGCACAAAATAAACCTTGGTTCTATCATCAATGTATCTAAATTGTTTGGTCATTTGTTCTATCTCAAAAACTTTATCTTTGTATTCTTGATCTATTCCACGCTCGATAGGATACCCGTCAAACTGAGGATCAAAATTGAATCCCCATGCTAATTGATTTGTTATGTGTATTCCGTGTCGGTCAAATGCTTTGATCCAGTGCCATAGGTCTTCGAGTGTGTCTCTTTCCATAAGGTTTCCTGATACAGGAATTATTATTGGCCATATGTTTAGTGTGTCTAGTGCGTCTAACAACTGTTTCCTATTATATATATTTTTGTCTATCCACATATCTGCATTATTAGAAAAGGCCATGTTAGTCGAAAGTTGGTCCCCATGTCTTTCCATCGCCTCTATTTTTTTTGATGACTTATAAGTTACAGCAAGATTTTTTAGTGCATCAACTTGCTGTATTGTAGGCAATCCTTTGATATTCTTATCCCAGTAGTCTTGTAAGTTTTCAGATGCATTGTGTATTGTAACACTGTCACTTATGATTGCCGTTACTTTTTTGTAGGATCTTTTTTCTTTCCTTATATCGTAAAAGTCGTCCAGCAAAGACTCGTCTATAAATTTAAAGTCATATCTCACAGCAATCAATGTCAGATAGTAAGCAGTAACTTCCGTGCATACAAAAGTCCATATTTTTTTCTCACCATCATACGTAGCAAACCTAGGCGGTAAGCCTCGGTGATCCTTTAGTGTTCTAATAAGTTGTATAATTTTTTTATTGTATGGAAACTTGACCTCTACCCAAATTTTGCCTTCGTCGTCCTCGTATCTTTCGATAGACTTTTCAAAGTCTATCTGTCTAAATGGATGGTCATATGTAGGATTATCCACCAAGTATCCTAGGTCTATGTTGTGTTTCTCAAAACTTTTGAGATATCTCTTAAGGATAACAAGCGCCAGTCTTGCCTGTTTTTCAGTCCATGGATATTGGCTATCGACCAAACTAGTGATGGTTCTTCTGTCTTTTGGATGATGGTCGATATGCAGTTTTTTATCGCTACCCCAAAAATAATCATTATATGCTAATATATTGAGTGCTTCGTTAACTGTTTTTGGTAAATCTGTGTGCATTTGATCCATGATATTTTAGATAATTATTAGTATATTATAACACAACTGGTAAAACTGTCAACCATGAAAAAGTACAAAAATAAAAGTGTGAATGTTAGAAAGCAACTGAAAGTTAAGTTGGAAAATACTGCGACTAGACACAAGAATATTGCTTGTTTCAAACCCACAGATCAACAGGTACACCATTGGTTCAAAGTTATCAATGCAGGATTATTCAACGGAAGACTACCAAGAGTACCCATGAGAGTGAAACGTTTACACAAAGATTGGGGCAGATGTGTCGCTAATTGGGACAACAGAAAAACACCTAAAGGTAAGTTTGATCAAAGAGTGATCCCGTATCATATAGATGTTGAATACTATATCGAGATACACTGTAAGTTTCCTACATGGAAAGATTTTATTGAAACACTAGCACACGAAATGGTGCACCTATATCAAATGACTTGGATGAAAGATCCTTATTCCAATCACAATGCAAACTTTTTTGCTTGGAAAGAAAAGTTTAACCGTGCAGGTCTAGGCCTATCAAGGTGTTAATACCTTCTCAAATTCTTTATAACTTATAACCTTACTGTTACCTACGTCAGTTCCTGTCTGCATATATTGTAGATAATCCGGTGGATTGTCATGTACCACTGTGTAGTTCACATAAGGTCTCATCTTTAACATATCTCTAAACTGTTTGTACCATCCTTCGAATAATGCATCGCTGTGTCTCTCGCCGTAGTTCTCTGTACCTTGATAGATGTTGTTCAATTGATTCTTACCATACTCTCTGAAGTCAAACCCTAACAGATAGATATTTTTGTGTCCATGTACTCCTGCTGTCCAAAAGGCCGCATTACCTGATATCCAATGTGGATTGTTGGGTATTAGGTGTAACATACCTTTATTTTGTTTTCTCATAACTTCTAATGATGGTGCGTAGTGTACAGTCTTCAGGCCAACCTCGTCCTCACACATCTTTACTGACATCTTTGTATCGACAGAAAAAATAAAGTCAGGCATAAAGTCTCTATACAGAGCATTACATCCGTAAGTTTGACCCGTTGCTTTTAGTTTGTTAAGGTCAAAACCTTTTCTAGATGGTCCGTTTCCGATCACATATGCATTGCCAACTGGTTTTGCTTTTACCTTGTCTTCGTAGAAAGCAGTCTCTTGTATTTTCTGTCCTTTCCTGATTATGGTAGCAGTAACTATCGTCTCGCCTTCGTACTGTTTCCACTCTATCGGTTGTATCTCTTGTTGCTTTCCTATGTCAATTTCTATCACTTTCTTTCAATATCCTCCTCGACACAGTTTTCGCCGTATTGTATTTCTATTATTTTTAATGGCTTGGCATTGTTGTTTACAAGTTGATGCCATCTGCCTTTGTCAATGGTGATTGTTTCATTCTCGTGGAGTTCGGCGAGTGCTGTCTCTTCGTTATTCTTATCTAAGGTATTCACAGTCGCAGTACCTTCAGCAACATACCAATACTCTGCTCTGTGTTTGTGCCTTTGCATAGAAAGAGATTTTCCTGGGTCCACAGTAAGTTCCTTTAATTTTAGTGTGTTTCCGATGCCGTAAAGAACTCTGTAATATCCCCATATTCTATCCGATCTAGGATACTTGTGGTCTTCGATGATCCAACTGCTTGAGTTGATCTTTGCACCTCCAACACCAAATTTAAAAGTCACTCTGGTGTTGTTGTGATACTCTTTTTGTTCAGGCGTGTTAGACGGATACCTATCTCCACCATTGGCAAAAACAATTTGTACATCGTCGTCGGATAATCTTTTCTGTCGACCCGAATGACTTTCAAGTACTCTTTTTATGGCATCATTGGCTGTGTCATCATTGTCGTCAAAACTAATAACGTTATCCACCATTTTTAAATTCTTTATTATTTCTAACCTATCAATAGCAGGCATAAACGGTTTGCCTTTTTTTCTAGTTAACCAAGTGTCTGAGTTAATCCCAACCCATAATTCGTCTCCTAGTTTTTTAGCGGCAATCAAATATTCAATATGGCCAGAGTGTAGAGGATCAAATCCTCCTGTTACTAATACTATTCTCTTCATTACAAGTACCTATCCTTTAAACGTTTTTTAATTCTTTCCCATGGCAATCCTTGTTCAATTTCTTTTCTCCACCATTCTGTATAGGAAAGTCTTTCTGCCCATTGTTTCCTGTTAGGCATAGCAGGTGTGTTTATGTCGGCAATATATTCATTACCTACCTCATAGCAAAGACTGGACTGAGAAACAAACACAGGGATACCGGCCAGTACTGATTCTATTGCAGGGTTACTGCTATGATTTACTACCGCCCATGTCTGTTCTAGTGTTGCTTTAAAATCTGTATCGTCATACGTGTTCCAATCTCTTTTTGGCAATCTCATGAATACGTCCTTATATTTTTCAACATCAAAGTTTATCTGATTACGAGGATGAGGTCTGATCAATATAGGTCTGCTGGTGAACTTTCTAATCTCTTCTACTTTTTGCTGTATCCATTTTTCCATTTTTGGAAGTCCTATCCACTGTTGGCTTGTATCGTGTTGTCCACATATTACAATTATGTCGCCATTAGAGTTCCATGGCTTCATCTCTTTTTTAAATAGCGGCCACCTTTTGTCATCTACTTCTTGGTTGGCGAAGTCGGCATCTCTGTTAATACCGTTGATACCTATTTTAAAAGTGTCGTTTCTAAGTAGTCCTCCTACCTCTAACACAATCACTGGTCTATTAGTATTTCTGTAGTTGTCCCATATTGGTTTATTGTCTGCCATTCTTCCACGCCACAGCACAGACCATATGACAGCCACGTCTGCATTTTTATCTTGATTGATATAAACTTCGTGTCCATCCTTCTTCAAACTTTCAATAAAAGCCTCAAATATAGGTTTTGAATTCAAACTTCCAAATTCAGGATAACACGCTATTTTCATTACTAGTTTCCTTGCTTTCCTTTTGCCACTTTGTCAACAATGTCTTCTGCTTGTTTCGGATCAAATTTCACACCACCGAAAGGATCATAAGTTTCGACATTTTTCCAGTAATCTTCTTTCCTGCTGATTCTCAAGTCACTAGCAGAACTTTTACCTTTAACTTTTCTTTTGCCTTTCATATGATCAATGTATTCTCCTAGAACACTGTTGATGAATATGTGATGCCCTTTTGCACCTGCTCCTTTGCCTATATCTACTCCGTCGTTGGGTGCTATTCTTTTTACACATTGCCAAAATAGATAACTGTCGTGCCATTCCAGTTCGTTAAAAATTGTATCTTCTTTGTACATATTTGTCCAATAGGTCATGAACTCTTTTATCTTTGGGTGGGTCTTGTTGTAACATACCCAACCACACTCAGGGTATTTTTCACCTCTACCTAGAAAGTTCACCAACTTGTCTGCGGGTAGCAGTCCAATTACAAACTCTTTCGATATAGTTTTAAATGTGTATGTGTCTGCGTCTAACCATAGAATATAGTCCTCGGGCCATGTGGTTATTGCATGATCAACTGCAAACGTTTTATGGGCAAATCTAACAGCGTCCCATAGGTATGAACCTTTGCCACGATCGTTTTTTCCTGCGGTTGGATCTCTTCTTACACCACCGGGTATTTCTTGTATCTCACCATTGGCAACAGGGTCGTCTTTGTGTTTTTGTTTAAACTTTACTAATTCAGGATTTGCCTCATGGATGTCTACAAATATAATTTTTTCATGTTCTAATTTTGGTTTATCGCCTTCGTAGTATGCATATAGTTTTACATCATCTGGCCAATACTTGATATGACTTTCGATCATCCTTTGGGCATACACATTCCATCTGTTAGGTGGAAATGTTGTTACGACTCCTACTTTCATTATAGTCCTAACCTTTCTTTGAATCTTTTGTAAACCGTTCCGTCTTTGATTTCTTGGATACTCCACATCATGTATCCTAGGTCGTTGACCCATTGTGTTCGATCAGGATATTCTGGAGTTTCGATGTTATTCAGATCTTTATTACAAACATTCCAACAAATGGCAAGATCGCTTGTACAAAATGTAGGGATACCTCTCACAACACTATCAGTACTCGCTGTCGAGTTGTGTGTAACAACAGCATGACAATTTGCAATAGCATCTTGGAGATTAAATCTGTAAAATTTCTTTTCATCGCCTGCAAAATGTTTTTGCGTATATTGTAATTCAATATCTTCAGGCAGTTCTTGCTTTCTATCGACTATGGACGCAACATGATTAGGATGAGGCCTAACAATAAATTTTCTATCTGTAATTGGTCTCAACTTTTCGTATACATTGTTAAACCATGTGATAGGATCCAGTTCGTTCATGCTCCAGTTGTCTTTAGGTTGAAGGATGAACAATATCGGATCATCTTGATTTGATTTCCTCCACGGTTCGTATTTTACTTTGAATTTTTTCACCATCATATCCCAACGATCACTTGGACTGTTGTCTGCTAGAAAGTTTCCATCGTTCATGGGAGTGTATAATGCAACTCTGAAATGATGGTCTGGGTTCGTGGATACATTGCCAAAACTAGATAGCAATCCTCCATCGAATGTTATCAAAGGAATATTTTTTTGTCGACATTTGTCCGCAAGTTCTCTTCTACGTCCTTTAGTGTGATGCATCTGGTTCGATCCACCATAGCCAAACATAGCACATATAGGAGCAGTTGGTTCCATTTCTCCTTCAACTGTAGGTCCTGTTCTGTTTTCGTTGACAATTACTGCTTCGTCACCCGCGGCTTTTACACCCTCGGCTAGATGATATAAAAGTTCCCAACTGTTGCCACGTTTTCTGTCTTTTACAGTCCTTCTAAATATCTCACATTTCATTAAGCATTCTCCAAGCAGTTCCGTCTGACATTTCTTGCATAGTCCAATTATTATATGCTAAATTGGAGAACAAAGCAACTCTATCTTCATATTTTGGTGTTTCTATTTTTGTAAAATCTGTTTCCGCAATTGGTTTGGCCGCACAATTATTACCATCACAAAATACAGGTACTCCGTTTGTAAAACTTTCAACTAGTGTATTACTGTTATATGTTACACAGGCAAAGTACTTTGTCCAATCGATCTTTCCTTGATTGGTAGTTGGTCTATCTATTTTAACTGTTGCTCCTACATGATCTTTTGCAATAGTAGGATTGTAGGGTTTTTCTCTCACATCAATTTCTCTATCTGTGTTTTGCTTTAGTGTTTTTAAAGTATTTTCCAACCATGCCCCTTCATGAAAAAAGTTTGCTATTGCATTTGTGGGAGGTAACACTAATATTTTTTTACCGTCTTTCTGCCATTGTTTTATTTCTCTCTTAAAATGTTTTTCATACCTATCAGATTTTGTATTTGTAAATTTATTTTGGCAGTGGGCATTTTTTGTTATTCTCAACCAGTGAGGACTGTCATGTGCATTTGTAAAGTATCCGTGATCCATGAAATAAAAATCACGTTTTTCTCTTTCACACCATTTGTACACTTCTCCAGAGCCTGCAAGTATGCCATACATTGTTAAGTCTTCTTCTGGCAAGGTTTTTAAATCTCTAAACTGATATATCTTATTTGTACCGGGTGTGCCAGACACAAAAGCATCTAGATATTTTTGTGTGCGTGGTTTTGTTGTGTGTATACCCGCTATGTTCATCTTCGAAGTTCTTTTACATTAAACATAGATTGTTTTGCAATTTTATTGAACTCCGCAATGATGTTTACACTTCTTCTGTGCTTCACAGCATCTTTCCTTGCTGACACACTGTGGATTGTTTGTGTTGAGTTATTACAAAACATGACCAAAGTATTAGGTTTGTAAGGCACCGACTTAACTATTTTTCCTGCTTTATCTCCAACTGCTCTGCCACCGTTCTTGTTTACTTCTGTTACGTCGCCTGCTGTTTCGTGTATCTGGAATTCTCCACCTGTACTTTTATCATCAGCATATGGCATATAAAGTAATCCTGCATATATTTCTCGAGGGTTGTCTATGTGTGGGGTTCTAGAACTAAAGTCAATTGGTTTGTGCATAACTGTCTGGCAGTCTGATCCTATCTTACTTCCGCCTTTGTCCCAGCCACGTGGACTTATTGTGTTGTCTATGTCTGCAACATCTGGCATTAGATCGCCAAAAATATTCTTTACTTCCTTGTAGAATGTTGCAGAAGTATGATATTTGGTAAACTCTTTCCATAGGTCAGATACAACTCCTTCTTTTAACATTTCATCTGCTTTGAGCCTATAGCATATGCCTCCATCAAAAGGTTGAGTGGCTAGTAGTTGTTGTGTTGGCCATTCTCTTTCTAGTTGATTGTATAGGTCTTCCGGTAGAGCATCCTCGATCACAAGGTGTGGATAAGGGTCTGTGATTATCTTTGTGAATTTTTCTAGTATAGACTTCATAGTTGGTACCTTTTAATTAAATCACTAATATTTAAACGGAAATTAACCATGTCCTTAGATTTTTTATTCTTAGGTTTTGGTCCAGGTATGTCAACAGTATCAGCAACATACACATGATGATCTAGTTTTAAATGATGAGATAAAATAGGATATACTTTTTTCTCAAGGAATGCCTCGTGTTGTATTTCAATAATTTTAGTATCAGGATGACACCAAAGAAGATTTATCAGTCCTGCACCGTGTGGAGATAATATGTGTGTGGCTGACGAAAAACATTTTACTTGGTCTTTAATGCTCATGTCTTCCAGTGTTACAGTTTCCCAACCTTTCAGAGCCATTATAAGTTGTTCTTGATTGGTGATACTTCTATTACCTGCTTTTCTCAATACTATAATCTTCTTTGTTGGGTGTTCTGCTCTAAAGTTATTCTTGTCGCCCATTTTTTGCAACCATGCCGGCAATCTTGGTGTCACTATACCGTCTTTATGATTACTCATAGAAGGAACAAAGATGTGTTTGAATCTCCAAGTTTCATTTTTTGGCATGACCATATATCTTACTTTAGGAAAGAATTCCTTGGCTATTTTGTCAAAATAAGAACTAGGGTTTGCAAGTATATAAACATAATCCTCAAAATGATTTGGATATATTTTTTCTAAAAGTCTAAACCTAGATACTAAATCGATCCAGATGTGCCATGGATTCTCTGCACTGTATTCATCGATAGGCATCCAAACATATTTAAATTGTTCGTTGAACTGTTTTGTTACAGGAGGTAATTCAATGCTCATGGCATCTTGCCATTCCTTAAAAACTGTGTGTACTTTCTGAGGTTTGTTTTTGTATTTGTGTATCAGTGGCCAAACATATTCAGTTAGCATGTGATTTTCTTTGGTTATCAAAACAGGCAAACTGTTTACCATACTGTCCTCAGCATCAAACACAAAAGTTGGTAAACTAGTCCATTTGTCCGGGATCCAATTTTGATCTGCCCATTTCACACTGAAGTTATATTCTGGATCGCATATCTCTGCCCGGCCGCCTACAAAGTAGGAAAAGTCAGTAATGTTTTTAACGGCTCTCATTATTAATAATTATACTATATGAAGTCAAGGTTGTTGTCAAACGGTTGCAGTTTTAACACACCTCGTCCTAAGGACGGAGTAGAAACCTTTGTATCCAAAGAGATTGCAAAACATTATAATTTAGAACACACAAACCTAGCCATGGGAGGACGTGGCAATAAGAGAATTGGATTTACAACAAAATGGTATTTTGAATTAGAGAAGGAAGCAGGACAGGACAGTTTTGTAGTGATAGGTTGGTCAAGTATGGTAAGGAATGATTATGTCAGCAGTGACAAGCACAAGGTAGACAGAATTGACAGAACCGAAATAGGGTGGAGAACTTGGAAGACCACGGACGAAATAAAATGGCTTCAAGGATTCAAAGGATACGATATAGAAAATACTTTGCGTATGGATTTTTTAGATTGCGTGATAAACCTACAAAGTTATCTTAAATTAAACAAGATCCCTTACGTTATGTATAATGCATTACCTAACTATAACGATGATACAATTTTAGATTTTGATGTGTTATCAGAAGCGATCGACATGACAAGATTTTTTGCACCAAGTACAAGCCACATGGAATGGATACAACAAAGAGGATTTGTTGTCAGCGAAAATGATCCACATCCAAGCGAAGAAGGACATAAATTATGGGCCAAACAACTAATAGAGTTTATAGATGCTAACGATTTACGCACCTACAAATAATACTAACAGCAAAGCATACGAAGTCTTTGATGGTGTAGTCAAACAATGGCCAGATCAGGTACAAGTAAAGAGTAATGCCACAGAAACAGAGCCATTAGACAACAGTATGTTCTGGGGATTTGTTAACAACAATCTAGGAATGGTCAAAAAACTTATGTCTCGTGGACAACAATGGTGGTTCACAGATACTCCGTACTTTGGAAGATTTGATAACAATAACTTAAAACCAGATAATCATTATTGGCGTATATGCAAGAACAACATTCATGCTGGGTTCTTTAAAGACTGCAAGTCAGATAGACTTGATAAATTCAATATCAAAATAAAAGCACCTACACTAAAAGGCAAACATATCTTAGTGTGTCCTAGCAGTCCAGGTATTCATCAATTTCTTAACACACCAAATTGGACAGCCGACACAGTTGAACTACTGAAAAGGTATACCGATAGACCAATCAAGGTCAGAGAGAAACCACGAGGCAGAGGCACATCAGGCCCAAGTGAGGCAAAAATTCCGTTATCAGAAGATCTAAAAGATGCATGGGCGATTGTTACAAGTTGTTCTATTAGTGCCATAGAAGCCGTATGTATGGGAGTACCTGTATACTGTCATGAGTCTAGTTTTGCAAAGCCTATGGGGAACTTGCATTTGGCAGATATAGAAGAACCATTTTATGCAGATCCTGAACCATGGTTGAATAGTCTTGCTTATCAACAGTTTACGCCTGAAGAGTTTGCAAACGGCACTGCTATGGAAACATTGTTGGGTTTGGGAGTTCTTTAGTATAGATTTGTAGAAAAGGTCTTCTAGGATAATAATCTTTTTGTTTCCTGGTTTGTATTTTTAGTTTATACTTTTGTGTTTCAAAACCAAACAAGTAGTTTGGTAAAAAATTTACTTCTAACTTGTTGTTTAGTATTAATTCATTTTTTCCATTTTTGTCTGTTCTTTCTTTAAAAAATAACATTAGAACGTAGTCTGTATCTATATCTACTTCAGATATATCGTTTTTGAATTCACAATTTAATCTATACTGCTCGATAAAGTCTTGCCAATATTTGTGCCTTATATTAGATTGAAGTTCATAAAGTTTATCATAAACTTTTATGTCAATAGGGTTAGGAACGTATAGGTATTCTCCGAAGTGATGTCTTCTAATACCTGGAAATTTCATTACGAAGAGAACAGGTTGATTGCTTCTTTCTTCCAATCATCTGAGTATTCACAATTTCTGTAACCATCAAACCATGGACCACCTTCGGTGTAGTGTAGTATCTTTGGATTTCCGTCCTCTGGTTCTCTGTACCAGCCAACAAGCCAGTTGTAGTTGTGAGGTAATTCTCCAATTTCGGAATCTTCAAGCCAACTAAATCTGTGTAGGAATTTAGGTGTCTGTTGATTGAGGAATTCAGGTGTTAGCATTTTATTTTTTTCGTGGCCGCAATTCCAAAGCACCATTGAACTCCAGTTTTTTCTAGGATACACAGTTTGCACTTGTCCATCCATTTTAGTTGTTTCTTTTGGTGTGTAGTCGTGTTGCACACAGACAACTGCTTTGCTAGGATCCATGTACTTGGTAAGCATACTACTAGGAACTTTCCATAAAAAGTCACAGTCACAGAAAACTGCCCAACCTTTAAAGTCGTTCAAGTAAGGAACAAAAAATCTTGTAAATGTAAATTCTGTAGATGCAAGTTTATCTTTTTCACGTGTGTATATTCCCTGCGATCTCATATCGTTTTGTTTTAAGGGAATTACTTCGGCCGAAGGATCTCTACGTTTGATAGAGTGTTCGCATACCTGGTATGCTATATCTTCTCTAGAATCCCAACCTACGTATATTTTCATTTTACTAATAACTCGTGTATGTCTTTCCAATTATTTACACGAATTACATCAGGATGATTAAAATCTCTATTGTATGGATGATCAATTAATATAGGCTTTAAACCGTAATTAAGGCCGGCTAGTGCGTTGTTAGGCTTGTCCTCGACCCAATATAGTCCGGTGTTGTGAAACTCTGCTAATGCACTGTCTTTGTCGGCCCCTGTGCCTAGTATATGATAATTGGTAAACGCTAGGTCTCCAAATAATTCTGCCATTCTTCTCTTACGTAATTCTTGTGCCGGTACATCTGATGTTTGTGATGTTATTGGAATAAACGTCCAACCTTCCGCGGATAACAACTTGACCCATGTTTGTGAATCCTTCATTGGTCTTTGTGTTCCCATCCAAGCACTTCTATTGAACTCTCGAATAAGTTGTCTAATCTCTACTTTTGTAACACCAAAACGTTCGGCCATTTCGTAGGTATTTTCTTTGTCAGGTAATAGTCTGTAAGGGTGATATCTTGAGCCGCTATCATCAAACAGTGTACGTTGCAAGACCCACTTGGTGAAATGATGTTCCCATTCCAACAGTACTCCGTCTACATCTGTGAGTATTATTCTATTACTTGATATTGGCATCTTCCATTCCTGCTACTCTCAATTTAACAATGTTTGTTATCTGCCATTGCTTTTGATCTAATCCTTTGGTGATGCCTAACCATTGATTACGTATTAATGCAAAGTCGTTAATTATTTTAGTCATGTCGACAACATCGTCTTCGCCGTCTACATACTTCTCTGCATCTCTACTGCTTAACAGTTTATTGTAATTTTCTAAGAATTTTCTAAAAGTTTTTGATCTTAGTCTTCTTAACTCTATGTTTAGGTATTCTAGTATTGCTTCTAATTGTTGTAGTTGACTAAATCTTTCTTCAACTATTCCAGGCAATGAAGCACTGGCTTTTTCAAGGTTGCCATATATCTTGCACTGCTTCTTTGCTTCTAAAAGTTCAGCCTCAAAGTATGCTACACAATCTGGTATCTTGGCTAAATTTCTACTTACTTCGTTGTACCAATTAATCATTCATCATCGCCATATACATTATCAAGTTCTTCATTATCTTCATCTTCAAAAACTATATTAATCGCTTCTTCGAGTTTAGGGTCATATTCTGCAGATGCTTTAATTTCATCTGGGTCTACTCCTACATCTTCGAGACTTTTTATAAAGTCAACTGCCGCGTCAAGTTTTTGTCTATCTGAAAAGTAATGTACAACCGATATCCATATACGTTCGATGTCTTCGTGGGTCATATCGTTCATTTATTATTCATCCTGGGTTTTAGCATCTTTGTCCGATGCTTGTGATAATTTATCAAAATCATTCATGATCATTGTTAATTTATCACCTGTCCAGGCTTTTCTAAAGTCTAAATGTTCTTTTCCCTTCGAATCAACATACTTTAACCTATTACCTTGTTGTACCAATAGGCCTTTCTTTTCAAACAAGTCTACAAGTCCACTATACGGATCCATTCCAGTATCATACGGAATCTTTACTTGAACCGATTCAAATGGTTTTGCATATCTTGTCTTCATTACTTTACAAGCCGCTCTAATACCTCTAACGTCAGTAATTTTGTTACCTTTCTCGTCTTCTTTTAATTTTAACTTTTTCATCGCGATGACAATACTTGATGCATAGATAAATCCTTGTCCACCCGATATCTTGTCATCAGGATTAAACATATCTTGTGATGCGTATGTGTGGTTTGTTGCTATAAGTCCTACGTTCCAACTTCCAAACATATTGACACAGTTTCTTACAAGTGCTGTCAATGCCTTAGGCTTTCTACCTAGGTCACCTTTCATTTCACCTGCTTCGAACTGATTGACATCTGTTGGAGTAAGCATCATGCCTAAACTATCTATCACAAATAATACTTTAGGTGCTTCTTCTTTGTTGTCTGCGTGTTGTTCTTTGTATCCTTTCATGAACTCTGATATAGTTTTTGCTACATCGTCAATCATGGATAAACTTAATTTTAAAAGTTTATCTTCAGATGTGTCTACTTTCAATGCTTGTAGCCATTGTTCATCTAATGCGTTTTCAGAATCAATTAAGATAACAAATATACCTTGATCCTGTGCATTTTTAATAATGTTACCTGATGCGATGTAAGACTTACCCGCACCAGATTCGCCAGCAAGGACTGTAACCTTGCCGAGTGGAATGCCTTTGTTGAAATCATTAGTCATCAAATAATTTAATGCATAATTTCCTGTTGAGATCCAATCTGTTGGATCGCTGAATCCTATACCAAGTCCTTGTATAGACTTTGTAATACTTTTTCTAAATTTTGTTGCGTCGAATACTTTTGTCATAATATCTATTTTAGTACACCATGACCCTAATAGTCAACCATTAAGGCCATGGTAATTGTTGTTATTTTGCTTGTCTTGATCTTATTAGTTTTAGAATGTCTTCTGCTCTCTTGGCACTATCCGTATTTGGTTGTGCTGGTTCAGAAGTTTCTGCAACTGTGACTGGCTGTGCCACCTTTACTTCGGTAGTAGGCGTCGCTTCTGCTACTGGCGTTTGTGCCGGAGCCGATGCTGTTGGTACTGCTACCTGAGGTTTAGGTTGGTATGCCATTCCTGATGGTCTAAAGTATTGACCATATTTCTCAAGATCGTAAGCCTCTCCTTCCACAGATTTCTCAAATAATTCTTTGATTATTTTTACTTCTGCTTCAGTTGGTTCTTTAGGTCTAAAGTCATTAAGGTTGTGTAACCCATGCTTATCAACTGCCGCTCTCTCCTGCTCATCAAGTGCTCTTTCTCTTCTTGACCATTTTGATGTAGAGTAGTCAGCATAACCACCTTTGGTAGTTTTGTTGATTCTAAAGTCAACACCTTTAACCATATCTGTTGGTAACTCTTCCATCTCTGGATCTAGTAACGCACTTCTAATAATGTTAAAGATTTGAGGGCCAATTATAAATCTTCTAATTGGATTCTCAGGTGTTGTGTCTTCGTTTAGTGGATTAGTAGTGACAAAACCTTGGAAGATATAACTTTTCTTCTTCCAATATTTTCTGCCCATGTCCTCCATGCTCTTGTCTTTGAACCAAGGTCTAACTTCGGTTAATACTGGACAAGTTTTTCCATACATTTCCATACAAGGTACTTGTACAGTAACCGGACGAGAATCAGTCTGACCTTTAATACCTGCGAAAGGTAGTTTGATCATATTTCTTTCTGTCCAGAAAAATGTATTGGTATCGTCTCTGTCTGGTAGAAATCTAACGACTGCTTCTGAGCCTTCAGATATATTCCAGTGAGGGTAGATGGCGTTGTCTCCGCCTGTTTGTGAAGTTGAGCGATTAACTTCTTGGGATTTTAACTTCGCTCTTATTTCAGCCAATGTAGCCATAATGTAAGCCTCCTATTTGTGCCTATGTTTGTTGTTTGTGCCTAAGTGTATATCAGACATATAGTACATAATATACAACTATATTTATCAGTTGTCTACTACT